CTTAAGACCGATGTTACCAACAAGACCTGATTCTAATAATGCTCCCATTTTTATTTTTTTTTAGGATTGTTTATTTTTTGTTTATTTATTTAAGTTTTGACATTAGGTCTTTCATTCTGAGGAATTGTGGATTCTCATAAGTTTTTGACTCAATCAAATTTGTTGCTGAACCTGTGTATGGAGTTCTTTGAATAGCTCTATCAACAGATTCATTTAATGATTCACTCTTTTTATTACCTAATTCGTCTTTAATTTGCTTATACAAATTTTTAGATTCTTTAAGTGATTCTACAGTATCAAATCTTCTTAAGATATTTATTTTTTCTTGTTTTGAAGTTGAGTGTTCTGTGAACAAACGTGTAGCGTAAGCTAGGTTTGAGTTAAACACAGCTACTTCATTAAGTTTATTTCTAAATACGTTAAGAGCTTTTCTGTATTCTTCATTTTTTTCTCTAAGGATTTGTAATTCAGTGTTGGTTGATTCCAAACGGATGTGTCTTGGAGATGATTTTGGTTTTGGAAGTCCTTTTCTACCCCAATATTTACCATTACCTAATGTACGTGAAGCTTCTTTTGTTTCCATTTTTTTGGAACCTTTTACTACTTTCATTTTTCCGTCCATGTTGGTATCGTCTTTGTAAATATTAACTTTCTTAGCGTTTCCAGTACCCATGCTCTTGTCAGATTTTTTCTTTACTGTTTTAAATCCACCAGACATGTTAGGTTTTGAACCGTAAGAAAATTTGGCTTTACCCATTCCTACACCTTTAGCTTTAGACTTCATTTTTTTGGCTTCCATTAGAGATTCGTCAGATTCAAAAAATTCGTCATCATCGTCATCTTCTTCAGATTCTTCTAATTCATCTTCTTCGGATTCTTCTAATTCATCACCCATTTCGACTTCGAAAACAACTTCTTCATCTTCTTCAAAGTCATCTTCACCCATAAAGGAGACAAATTCACTTTCTTCGTCTTCTTCATCTTCTTCTTCGTCCATTTCGATTTCATACATAGTTTCTTCCTCAGAAGTCAAGTTTCTTACATTTGAACGAGTAGTGATGATTGGATTTTCTTCAAGTTCTTCGTAGAATATAATTTCATCTTCTTCATATTCCTCATCTTCTTCATCAGAACCAAAAACTTTGTCTACGATAGAATCTATCGATTCTTCATCTTCGTACATTTCTTTTTCCATATTTTCATCCATTTCTTCTTCATACATTTCACCATCAATTTCTTCATCTATTTCTTCCTCATCACTCTCACCAACAATCATATATTCTTTCATCGAATCTTCGTCTTTTAGGTTGATGTTTCCAGCTTCATCTTTTTTAACGATAAGCTTATCATCGGGACCCATAAGTTCAAAAACACGAAGAACTTCTTCGTCTGATTCATCGGTAAGGTCGATAGGTTCTTCCATATCAGAAGGAATTTCAGATTCCACGTCTTTATCAGTATTCATGGTCATTTTTACATCAGAATCGTCTGACTCGTCTTCATCTGAGTCATCCTCATCTTCAGCATCAAAGTCCACTTCAACGTCTTTTTCAACCTCCTCTTCTTCTTCAGAAAGAGATTCTTTTACCAACTCGCTGATTTCTTCCTTCATTGTTGAAGCAAGTATTCCTTTTGCGTTTTCCGCAACTGCTTCTTCAAGATTTTTCATCTGAATGAGTGCGTCTTCTACTAGAGATTTTTCTTTTGACATTTTTATTTTTTTATATTTTATATTATAAATATATGTTAAATTAAAAAAATTTAATTTTTTAACTTGATTAAACACAATTTATTATCAATAAATATATTGAATTAGAGCAAAAATAAAAAAGGGGGTAAAAAACCCCCTTAATTAATTTTTTTAAAAAATTGACTACTATTCTATTACCTCATCAATTTTACTCTCAACAATTGCGGTAATCCTCCAATCTTGAGTGTAAGCTTCAAATACTTTGGTTACTTTAGCTTCAACATCGGTCGGACTAAAACCTTTAACCAATTTTTCTTCTTTTTGTTTTTTTACTTTTCCTGATTCTGAGTCAACCATATCGATATTGACTTTTGCTACAAAATACTTTTCGTTCATGTTTTCCATAATTTGATTATTTGTTTAAATAATCGTTTAATTTTCTCATTAAGTCAAGTGATTTATTACCCGAAGAACCAATAGCTCTTTCAATATTTCTATTTTTTTCTTCCTCTAAATTTTCTTCGTAATTATTCCTGTCTTCGGGATTCAAAAACAAATAAGCACCTGGTGTTGACGGAGACGATACCAAATCAAAACAAATTAATTCAAAATCGTCTTGAACTTCATTTTGTTCTCCAACTTTTTTAAGAGACCCAACACCTCTTGAGGATATTCCAAGAGTTACACCTTGTCTTAGGTAATTAGCGGCTAAATCCCCTTTTGTTGAACATACTCCTCTTTCATGAAAACCTGGTGATGTTAATAATTTAAGTTTTCCCATTAGAATTGGACCTTCCCACCAAACGTCAGTTATTGCGTGAGAAACTCTATCTAAATCAATTAAGGATGACTCGGGATGATTTAATTCTGAAAGAGCTGTTCCTTTTTGAATCATCTTTTTATAGTTGTCAGCTTCCCTTTTTAAAATCTTTTCGGGATAGATTCTTCCGTTTCTATTTGGTGTATTGTATTTTTGAAGAACCGCGTAGAATTCAAAAGGTTTTGAGTGGTCTAACATGTTTTTAGATTCCTTAATCATAGATAAATTTCTAGTATCAGATGGTGAAATAAATCCAGCGTCCTCCTCAATTAAAATACCTTTTCCTACTTGTCCAGGTTTTAGAATTTGTAAACTCATTTTAATGTTTTTTATTATAAATATTAAATAGTTTCCAATTCTTTATTTTTGTTTGTTTTTCTTAAGTGAAATTTAAAATATTCATTATTTTTAAAATTCTCATCAAATATATTTTTTGTTGTTTTTTTTAGTGAATCTTTTATTTCTTTTGATTTGAAATCTTGTTTTTCAGAATTTAAATAGAAATTAACTTCTAAATTTAAAAAAGATTTTTTTCCTACTGAAAGTCCACTTGACCTTAAATCTAAGTCTACAATGAAAGAATCGTCAAATAATTTATAATCTAAATATTCGTGAATTGTATGTTTAATTGCTCGTGTCATATTTAATACAACCCTATTCCAATTATCAGAATCTTTTTTTGGTTCTACCCATGTTTGAATGTTTAAGTACAAAGATTTAAAATTAACTGAGTCTACAGTTCCATATTGAACTTTCATAGTTTTGAATCCAATAATCTTGGATGTTTTTCCTTTTTTCATGTTTTGTTTTATTTTTCATAAAAAGTTTATTTTGAAAAAAAATACATATATTTATACTTATAGTCAAAAAAAATTATGATTATCATAAAATTAGAAAAAGGTACAAATTTAGAAAAAGCTTTGAAACTTTATAAAAGTAAAATTATAAAGACAAGACAAAGTTCTGAGTTGAATGATAGACGTGAATATCAAAAAAAATCTGTAAAAAGAAGAAATGAAATTTTAAAAGCTAAGTATGTTCAAAAACTAAACTCTAACAAAAGTTAAAGATTTTCTTTTAGGTTTTTAAGTTTGATATAATTAACTCTGTCACACTCATCTGATGAAACTTTCAAAATAGTTTCATTAATTTTTTCTTTTGTTTCTTCGTCAACAGTTTCTTTAATTGAATTTAATTTTGTAATTACTTCTTGTTTTACAACGTTGAATTTAACATTCAAATCTTTTTCTGATGTAGATAAAAGGTTTTTTAATTCAACTTTTTGGGACTCACTTAAATTTTCTATGTAATTTGAAATTGATTTATTGGCCACATTAATCATTGTTGTAATTGGTAATTTTACAACTTCTTTTTTATCTACTGTAGGTTTTTGTTTTAGTGATTCCTTTATTACTTTTCTACTCTCAATCTTTTTTTCTAAAAGTGTAATATCATTTGATAAAAGAGAATCAATTTTATCGTATTGATTTTTAATGTTAACATTTCTAACCCAATTCTCTAAAAGACTTAATTCTTTATTTGTTATTTTATTAATTATGTTTTCATATATTTTAATACACTCATTAATAAAATCATTTGATGATGATTCATCCAATCCTTTTTTTGAATCTAACTCATTATAAACTTGAAATAATTTAGCAAATTTTTTATTTTCTAAAACTAATATTCTAAAAGTTTTAATTTCATTTTTGAAAGTATTTTTTTTATAAGACTCAGAAAGTAGAGTTTCAATTTTAGTTTTTAGTATACCGAATTTCATATTATATTTTTTTTAATAAATATTAGTCTTTTAGTAGTTTGTTCAATTGATTTTCTATTTCACCTAAAGAATTTCTAGCTTTGGATAAATCAATAAAGTCTCCCGATGAAATAAAGTCTTCATTTTCCAATAATATTTTAAGATTATCTCGTTGTTCATTTTCTGGTAGCGTTGGTGGTGCTCCTCCTCCACCCATATCTCCACCACCTGGGGGTGGCGGTGGTGGTGCTCCTCCACCCATATCACCACCTAATCCACCCATGTCTCCACCTGGAGGTGGTGGTGGTGTTGATGTAGCGTTTTGAGTTGCTCCTGTTTTTGTTCCATAAAGTTTATCAATATTATCAAAAATTCCTGTATGTGTGATAATTGTAGCTGTATTTTGAAGTTCAGCTCCAACCGCCATTTCAATTCTTTGTTGTTGTAAGTCAAGTCTAATTTCCTCATCAGAAAATCCAAGAATATGTTTCTTAGCCCAA